CAACGATCCGGTGATCTTGACTCTGCAAGAGGTCTCCGCGTTCGTGCCCATGATCGACCCGCTCCACAACTGGCGGGGCATGAGCTGGCTTACGCCAGTGATCAGGGAAGTTCAGTCGGATGCGCAAATGACTACGCACAAACAGAAGTTTTTTGAGAACGGCGCGAGCCCTTCCATGATCATCCATTTCCCGGTCGGCGTGAAGCCGGACCAGATCAAGGAAATGAGAAAGATCTTGGAGCCCGAACATGCGGGCGTCGACAACGCTTACAAGCGGCTGTACATCGGCGGCGGCGCTGACGCGACTGTCGTCGGCGCGAACTTCCAAGAGACCACTTTTAAGGAAGTGCAAGGGGCCGGTGAGACGAGGATCGCAGCGGCGGCCGGTACGCCTCCGACCTTGGTTGGCTTGTCTGAAGGCATGCAGGGGTCGAGCCTCAATGCGGGCAACTATTCCCAAGCACGTCGTCGTTTCGCGGACATTACCGAGCACCCGCTATGGCAGAACGTCGCGGGGTCGTTAGCGATCTTGGTCGGTCCTCCGCCTCCACCAAGATCAGCAAAGATTGATCTTGGTCCGAAAGACACCGGCGTGGTGCGGCTTTGGTACGACCCGCGCGATATCGCCTTCCTCCGCGAAGACGAGAAGGACAACGCGGAGATCATTTCGAGCCAAGCGCAGACGATGCGCGCCTTGCTCGATTCCGGCTTCGAGTGGAACTCGGTTGTGCAGGCGGTCATGTCTGAGGACTGGGGCGTGCTCAAGCACACCGGTTTGTTCAGCGTTCAACTGCAGCCACCCGGCACAGTTCTCAAAGATCAAAATACGAACGGCAATACGCCGACGCCGAAGCCTGGCGGCAAGCCAGCGGTCACTTCCGGGAATTGATCATGGCGTGCAGTGAAAGGAGTTCTGATGAGTGAAGATCGCGAGCTACCACGCGACAACCTGTTCAGGATGATCACTCAGCCACTTGTGATGCGTGATCAAAAAGACGGTGACGGCCTAGGTGAGCTGTTCGGCCACTTCGCAGTATTCAACCGATGGACGCAGATCGATTCCTTCTGGGAGGGAAACTTCATGGAGCGCATCGCTCCGGGAGCTTTCGAGAAGACGATCAAGGAAAACCGAGCCAGCATCCGCGTGCTTTTCCAGCATGGCCGCGATGCACAGATTGGTGACAAGGTTCTGGCCAAGATCAACGATCTTCGTGAAGATGACGAGGGCGCGTTCTACGCTGCTGATCTTTACGACACCAGTTGGAACCGTGATCTTTTGCCCGCCCTGAAGGATGAGCAATACGGTGCGTCTTTCCGGATGCGCGTCATGCGTGAAGATCTTGTTCGTGATCCGGAGCCTTCTGAGGAAAACCCTCAGGGGCTCGACGAGCGAACGATCAAGGAGATCCGCCTCTACGAGTTTGGGCCGGTGACCTTCCCGGCTTATACGGAAGCCTCTGCGGGCGTCCGTTCCATTACTGACGACATGATCGAGATGATCATTCGCAGTGACCCTGAGCGAGTGAAGCACTTGCTCGGAATCGATCTTCCCGCTGTGATCAAAAACAGTGGGGATACCCCGCCAGCTACGGCACCTGCGGACGCCGGTTCGTCCACCTCCGCACGCCGCCTGCAACCACTGGCTCGCTTTATCGGGGATAGCAACCCGTACAAGATCAATAAGAAAGAAGACTCCAATGTCTGATGTGATTCTGACCCGCGAAGAGCGGCAGAACCGGATCGAGGAGCTTCGCCAGTGGTTTAAGGATCACGACGAGGAATACCGCGATCAAGAACTTCCTCCGGAGGTTCGCAGCGCCTGGGATCAAAACCAGGCAGAGCTTAACGATCATGAGAAGACCATCTCTGATCTTGAGAAGCGCGACGCTCAAATGCGCGAGCTGATCAAAGATCCCAAGAATACCGAGACTTCTCGGTCTTGGGAGGGTGGGCATCGCAGCCCGCAGTTGATCAGTCGCATGCAAGAGCGCGAGGTCTACGACCTTAGCGAAATGCGGGTGAATCCGTTCAGCCCGATGGCTAGCACTCCTGAGTTGATTCAGCGCGCACGGCGTGCAGCGGAGATCAGCTACTTCCCGGCAGCCGGTCGTGATCAAGAGCGTGCGCAGGCGCACGTTGATCAACTCCTGCGGCGCGGTGATGATGAAGACTGGGAGACCGGAGAGGTTGCACGCCGCATCCTCGCCACCGGATCTCCGGCCTACAAGCGTGCTTTTGCAAAGCAGGTAAGCGCTGCAATGCGAGGCGCTCCCGGATCGGCAGCTCTGACTGTTGACGAGCAGCGCGCCGTCGAGCGTGCCCTCGCTGTTGGCGTGGGCTCGACCGGTGGATTCGCTGTGCCGTTCCAACTGGATAACACGATCGTCCCGACTTCTAACTCTTCGGTGAACCCGTATCGCGCGGCTTGCCGGGTAGTGAACATCTCGGGTACGAACGAGTGGCGTGGCGTGACCAGCGCAGGCATCACGGCCAACTATGGGTATCAGGCAGAAGCCGCTGCGGCGGTCGAGGCTACCGGTCCCGTGCTGGCACAGCCTGCCTACATCGTCAAGCGTGCAACGGCTTTCCTGCCGGTGTCGATTGAGATCACGCAAGACTGGAGCGCGCTTCAGTCTGAACTTGGCACCATGATCCAAGATGCCAAAGATGATCTTGAGGCTGTCCAGTTCACGACTGGTGTTGGCACGACCGTCTTCCCGCAAGGGATCTTGGTCGGGGCGACTACCTCTCTGAACGCTGGCTCTGGTCTGACGATGGTTGTAAATGATCTTTACAACACTGAGGTTGCACTGCCTCCGCGCTTCCGTCCGCGCGCGCAGTGGATCGCTAACCGCTTTGTTTACAACAAGGTTCGGCAGTTCGACACCGCTGGCGGTGCGAGCTTGTGGGTGGATAACCTGCGCGCCGGAATCAATAGCGGTGTGCCGACTCCTGGCAACACTGGCTACGACTTGATCGGCTACCCGGCCAATGAGGCGTCCGCCTTCCCGGCGACGTTCTCACCGACCGGCACCGTGATCGCGTTGCTTGGTGATCTTCGGTACTACGTGATCGTTGATCGCATCGGCATGGATGTCGAGGTCATCCCTCACATCTTTGACGGCTCGACCGGATTCCCCAAGGGTCAGCGCGGCCTGTACGCCTTCTGGCGGAACTTCGCCGCAGTGATCGACCCCAACGCCTTCCGCGTTCTCAAGTCGCTCACCTGATCGGTGATCTTGGTGGAGGTGGTCTTCGGGCCACCTCCACTGATCAAGAAAGGAATTGATCATGACTGGAAAGATCTACGTAGCCAAGGATTCTGGCAGCGCCTACGTCGAGGGAATTGGTGATCTTACCTTCGTGAAGGGCGTTACCCGGGTACGTGAGGGGCATGCACTTCTCAAGGGTCGCGAGTATCTCTTCGAAGAGGTCAACGCGCATTACGAGGTGGAAGAGGCAACCGCTGCACCGGGCGAGAAGCGCGGCGAGCGCGGAGCCACTCCGCAGAAAAAGAGCTGATCATGGCGTACGGCGACGACGCAGTGTTCGTACCGTCAGCCGCGCGTACGACTAACGGCGACTCTGGCGCGATCTTCATTGAAAAAGGCGACTTCATTTCGATCTTGATCAGCACAACCGCCGCGAGCGGTACGCCGTCGATGACGCTCTTCGTCGAGTGGAGTCACGACGACACCACCTTTGCTGTAAGCGATCCTGTCGACACCTACACGGCGGCGATCACTGGCACGGGTCTTGTGGTGAAGCAGTTTGCAGTCAAGGGCACAACCTTCCGGCTGCGCTGGGTGATCGCTGGCGGTACTCCGTCACTGACATTCTCGGCGTCTCGGTACGTCACTAGCTGATCTTGAAAGGAAATGATCATGCGTAAGTTCACCGCCACTCTCTTTGCCGCTCTCGGTCTGTTGATCTTGAGCGCCGTACCGGCGTCTGCCGACCCGATCACCTGTCCGCCCGGTCAGGCCGCAACCCTCAATCCATCCGATGGCGGTTGGGTGTGTGTCAATAAGGGCGGCAACACCAACCTCAGCGAAGATCCCAAGTCTCCTAACAAGGACAAGGGCGATTTCGCTCACTGATCTTTAAGAAGGTAGTTGATCATGGCTGAGATTTGGTACAACCGGGGCAAGACCCGTGTATTCGGCGGGGATACACCGCTTGACACTGCTGATCTTCGAATGCTGTTCATCATCACGTCCAAGACCGGTGCTGACAACCCTGATCTCAACACCGTTGCTGATCTTGATGCTGTCGGCACTGTGGCCTTCCACTCCGAGCGCATCACGCTTACCGGCGAGTCGGTAACTCAGGATGACACCAATAACCGGGTCAATGCTGATGTTGCCAACGTCACGATTGCAGCCTCACCTGGCATAACAATCTTGGCCGCTGTGAT